ATATCATCGAGTTGCTTCTGCAACTCTTCAACTTTGTCAGCCTTTGTCTTGTACTCGTCAACCTTTGCTTTGGCTCTCTGTACGGAACTTCCGTAATCTGCCATGATCTTGTCTGCGTTTTCCTCGCTTAATCCCATAGCAATCAGATCTTCTCTTTTCATCCATTACCTCCGATATGTCATACGAATTTTTATACGGTGCAACGACACCGAACGACATTGTTGATTTTTACGCTCACAACTTTGCGAATTTTTATAAAATAAAAACAGCCACCGATTACTCGGTGACCGTCTTATCTTTGTTCATCTGGCTCTGTGTGCCATCTGTATTCATTTTATTTATCAATTCTTGTGCTTTCTGTTCCTGTGTTTCTACATCATCAATGGTTTTCCACAGATTGTCCAAGTATGGCTTTGACAACAGGAATGTCTTTTCTGCATCTCCCCAAAGTCCTACAGATTTAATCGCTACAAGTGGATGAATACCAGCTTGTAAAAGTTGATATAATGTCTGTGACTTGGTATACATATTGTCTTGTGGGCTATGGTTAATCTGAACATCAAAATCGCGCAGACTTAATCCCAAATCGTGATCCTGTATACGAATTACATTCAAAACAACTTTCGCAAGTCTTTTTTCAGCCGACTTTACAATTGGGTCTTTCAGTTTTGCTCTCGACTTTGAGAAGTCCCATCCGTTTCTAAGCTCAACCGCTCCCTGTGTATCTCCTCCGGAATTATTGTTGTTCTTATTCGGTATGGCAAGAATGGACTGTGCATTATCCCACAGATCATCCTTTGCGACTTGGCACTCTGTCTGATTCAACTCTTGTGTCATAATGTCAACATCTGATTTATTCTGTTCATTGTTGGATTTTACGGTCAGCGCATGGGAAATCTTCATTTTTTCAAAGGTTTCCGGATCAATGTCGCAATTTACAAACTTTATCCAAAACTGAACAAACTGCTCAACGCCATCCATTCGGTTTGACTGCATTGTATTGATTGCATCTAATAGTCCGATCACAAGCTCAATATCAGAAATGCGCTCATGGTTGTTCGGAAACTCAACAATCGGGATTCCACCAAAGCCATGCAGTTGCCAATCTCGAACCTCTCCATTTACAATCTTGCATTCGTATGAATCCGTGTAGCAGAGTTTATACATCTGTCCATCAGCATCCTTAAGCTCTTGGATTGCTAAAAGTGGTTCTTCTGTGGATTGGCTGTAGATAACAAACGTATTCATTGGTG